ATCGGATACTGCAAAGAATCTTGCCTTGACTATCTCGGATTTAGATGCGTATATCAAAGGAGGTTCTGATCGAGAACATGATTTACTACGAGAGGCATATGGTCATCTCGGAAAACCCAAAGCACGAAAGATCAGAAAGTACTTACATGCCATCTTACAAGATGCAATGCAGTATGAAATCGATAGAAAACCAGGACGTAAGAAAAAACGTTCTAAATAATGTTAGCGACACAGGGGAACCATGCTCATTGCTTTAGTCGTCTTAGGAACACTAGGAGCTTTTATACTAGGGATTACAGTCTCTTGGTTGGCAAAAGGATACGTTGAAGATTACATCGAAAACGCTGCTTATGCCAAGTCAGTTACTCATCCAGAGATGTTCGATGAAGAAGGAAACATGATGCACGATGAACTCATCTACGTCAGACCTCCGTCTCCATGGGATCACATACATGACACAGAGGATGAGGAGGATTAATTAGGAATTTTTTATTATGCCCAGATCTATGGAAAACAGTAACACTCGATTGTTACTAACAGAAGTATTGAGAAAAGTCTCAAATGCTAAAACAAAAGCAGAGAAAATTAGTCTGCTACAAAAACACAATAGCAATGCTCTTCGACAAGTATTGATTATCAACTTCGACGAGAGCGTTATCTCTATGCTCCCAGAAGGTGAGGTTCCATACACACCTAATGATGCACCTATTGGCACTGATCACACACGCTTAGAGACCGAATACAAAGGACTCTATAGATTCGTGAAAGGTGGACAAGACAAACTACCTTCCTTGAAAAGGGAAACTATGTTTGTTCAATTACTAGAAGGTTTATCTAAGGACGAGGCAGAGTTGATTTGTCTTGCTAAAGATAAAAAGATTACTTCTAAGTATAAAAGAATTACGAAAGCAGTAATTCAAGAAGCATTTCCACAAATTGTTTGGGGTAACAGAAGTTGACCAAAGTTACAATCGTCAATCAGAATTGTAGTCCTGATGCTGCAAAGGATACTTCTTTGCCGTACAATTCTTATCTTGTTGAATACAAAGATGCGAAAGAAGGAAAGAGTCTGTTTGATATCGCAATCGCTACTAAGGCAGTAGACCTTTTTGATTACTACTATGATCTATACAAAAAGAATTTTGTTAAGTTCGTTCAATCAGAAGGTAGAGTTAGTCCAAAATTGTGGCAAGATCCTAAAGCACCTAAACCTAAAAAGAAAAGAGGAAGATGACAGTATATTCTCCATTTAAAAAACAATTAACCGAAGAAGAACAGAAGCAGCAAAACAAAGAAGTAGGTGAAGCACTAGGTGCACTGTTGACACCATTCATAAAAGCTGCTATGATAATGCTCATATGGAACTGGTTAATGCCTGGTCTATTTGGTATAGCAACCATAGGATATTTAAAAGCATTAGCACTATACGTTTTATCTCGACTTTTATTTGACAAAGCATGACAAGTGTGTCTTTGATATCAGTAACACCCGATGCTGAAAAAACTATCGGATACATCGCAAGAGTAAGTAATCCAGTAAATCAAGATAACCCTAAGGTATCTGGTTTGCTGAATTATTGTATTAAGCATCAACACTGGTCTATCTTTGAACAGGCAAGTATGACTCTTCAAATTGAAACTACAAGAGGCATTGCTGCTCAAGTATTACGTCATCGTAGTTTTACATATCAAGAGTTTTCGCAACGTTATGCAGACTCTTCTATGCTTGCCGAAGAAATTCCTATGTTTGAATTGCGTCGTCAAGATACAAAGAATAGACAAAACTCTATTGATGATATCGATGAGTTTACAAAACAAGATATTGATATCAAAGTCAAGAAGCATTTTGAAGAGAGTATGAAACTCTATAAACAACTTCTTGATCAAGGTATTGCAAAAGAGTGTGCAAGATTTGTATTACCTCTAGCAACACCAACTAGAATCTATATGACAGGTACAGTCCGATCATGGATTCATTATATCGATCTACGTTCTGCACATGGAACGCAGAAAGAACACATGGACATTGCTAACGGTGCAAAGAAAATTTTCATCGAGCAGTTCCCAACTATCTCAACCGCATTGGAGTGGATTTAAAATGCCTACCTACCCAGTTCTAAATAAAACTACAGGAGAGAAGAAAGAACTCTCCATGACCATGAAAGAATACGATCAGTGGAGAAAAGATAACCCTGATTGGGACAAAGATTGGAACGCAGGTGTCGGTGGACATATGTATGGTAAACCTAAGACAGATGACGGATTTAAAGAAGTCATGTCTAAAGTCCAAAGTGCACATCCTGGTGCAAATCTGAGTCGTTATACTTAAATTATGGCAAGAGCAAGAAAAGGAACTAACGCTCCTAAAACTTTCCCCAATGGTATGTCAAGGAAGCAAATGAAAAGAAAAAAACCTATTGACAAGTCATATATGACAGAGGTCAAACCATTGACCGACAATCAGAAGACTGCTTTTGCTCAATATTCTGAGGGTAAGAATCTTTTACTCCATGGTGCTGCAGGCACAGGTAAAACTTTTATCATGTTGTATCTGGCATTACAAGAGGTACTTGACGAGAACACACCTTATGATAAAATATACATTGTAAGGTCTCTAGTTCCTACTAGAGAGATTGGTTTCCTACCAGGTGACCATGAAGATAAATCTGCATTGTATCAGATACCTTATAAGAATATGGTTAGGTATATGTTTAGTATGCCTGATGATAATTCTTTTGAGATGCTTTATGACAATCTTCGTGCACAAGAGACTATTAGTTTCTGGTCTACAAGTTTCATTCGTGGTGTAACTATGGACAACTGTATTGTTATTGTCGATGAGTTTAGTAATCTCAATTTCCATGAACTTGATTCGATGATTACTCGAATCGGTGAAGACTCAAAGATTATGATGTGTGGTGACATCACACAATCCGATCTTACCAGAGAGAATGATAAGTCTGGTATCTCAGATTTCATGAGAATCCTTTCAGAGATGAAAGAGTTTTCATGTATTGAATTTGGTATTCCTGATATCGTTCGTTCTGGTTTAGTTAAGTCTTACCTAATTTCAAAATATAATCTAGGATTTTAATGTTTGAATTTGTTACTGTAGACCTTGAGCAACCAGATGTTGAACCAATTAATAAAGATGGTGTAAGATACTATCCAATTCCTGGTGCGTCTAAATATTATCCAAGCGTTACCTCAATCACATCGTTCAAGAACGCTCAGTTCTTCAAAGAATGGAGAACCAAAATTGGTGAACAAGAGGCTAATCGTATTACTGCTCGTGCTACTCAAAGAGGAACAGCATTTCATAACATTGCCGAAGATTATTTCAAAGGAGAATTAAATCTTGACAGATACTTGGAAAATAATCCATTGTCTGTTAGAATGTTTCAAACAGCAAAATCTACACTGAACAAGATAAACAACATTCATTGTTTAGAGACCTTTCTCTATTCACATTATCTTGGTTTAGCAGGTCGAGTAGATTGCATCGCTGAATATGAGGGCGAGTTAGCAGTGATCGATTTTAAAACTGCCACTAAAGAAAAGAAGGAAGATTACATCGAGAACTATTTTGTTCAAGAAACTGCATACGCAGCAATGTTCCTTGAAAGATCTGGTATAGAGGTAAAGAAAATTGTCACACTTATCGCCACTGAAGAAGGTTCTATTCAAGTATTTCAGAAGTACAATCTTGATGACTATTTACAATTACTCAAATCCTATATTGAAGAATTTGTTAGGGGAAGAAATGCCTAAAGAACAACTAGAGGATAAATTTCTAACACCTACTAAATTCTCTCAGGAGATTGAAAAGTTAGTGAAATGTTCCAACGGACTAATTACATACATCGAAGCAGTAGTAACTTACTGCCAAGAAAATGATATCGAATTAGAAACAGTATCTAAATTGATATCGAAACCCCTTAAAGAAAGACTAAGGCATGAAGCACAACGTTTAAATTACATGAAGGCATCATCAAAGGGAGTCTTACCATTGTGACAGGTTTTGAGGTATACAAAGTTTACCTTGCACTTAAACAACACTTTACTAAACAAGAATACGATTACTTTAAATATCATGGAAAAGTAAGAGCGAATGAAAACTCATTTGAACAAAGACGTGATCGTTACTTTTTCAAAAAATTAGCAACTAGATATCCAAGTAAAGAAATTATAGGATATTTCGTTGCTAATTTTATTAGTGATCCTAAAGGTTACATTGGTTCATTTAGTAAGGATATCTACACCGAATGGAAGATTCATCAAGAGTCTTTCACATATAAATTTAAACAGGATGTTGATCTTCTATTAGAAGAGACCAACAATAATTTTGATAACATATTTCTTTCTACTGGTCAACATCCTCCCTTATTAAAAAGTTTTTATGCAAGTGAAATAGACTTAGAAACTTTAGTTGTTTTTGAACACTGTATAGGGTATACAAAAAATCTAGATAAGGTAATTAAAGATCCTATCTGGAGAGAAACTAAAAAGGTAATCAAAAAGTATGAACCTTTTCTTGACATTGATTGTCAAAGATATAAAAAAGTTATTTTAGAAACAATTAAAGAGAAACTATGACAAAATTCTTTCAATCTGAACAAGTACAAGAAAATTTAAAAGATATCTTTGAAACTTATCAAGAAGTTGCGGTCATGTCATCAAAACTTCCAATGATGCCTCTTGATCAGAAACTAAATCACATTGATGATTGTAAGTATTTGATTGAGAAACAAAGAACATTCTATACAAGACTTTCTTTATCTGCACCTGAGGATGCAGAAGCAGCAGATATGAAAGAAAGAATCAATGCTATGGCAAAAGCATTTGGTTACAGAGATCTCTTAGAATGCTTGGATGCAATGATTACGGTTTTAGAACAAGCAGCAAATAAAGAGATTGACAATGCCTAAATAGTGTGCTACGATTACCCAGTAGCACTAATACAAAACACACTACAAATACGGAGAATACGATTATGTCTTTCGCATCACTTAAAAAAGCATCTAAGGCAGGTGATACCTTGTCTAAGTTGACTAGGGAGATCGAAAAACTGAATACACCTACAGCAGGTGGAGGAGGTGCCGATGAGCGTCTCTGGAAACCAGAACTTGATAAGTCAGGTAATGGTTATGCTGTAATCAGATTCCTACCAGCACCAGATGGTGAAGATATGCCTTGGGCAAAGGTATGGAGTCATGCTTTCAAAGGTCCTGGCGGACAGTGGTATATTGAGAACTCTCTTACCACTCTCGGTAAAGATGATCCTGTCGGAGAATTGAACAGAGAACTTTGGAACTCTGGAAAAGATAGCGACAAAGAGATCGCTAGAGCACAGAAGAGGAAACTCTCCTACTACTCTAACATCTATGTTGTATCTGATCCTGCTCACCCAGAGAATGAAGGAAGAGTATTCCTTTATAAGTACGGCAAAAAGATTTTTGATAAACTCATTGAAGCAATGCAACCTGCATTTGCTGATGAGACACCACTAGATCCTTTCAATTTCTGGAAGGGTGCTGATTTCAAATTGAAGATCCGCAAAGTGGATGGATATTGGAACTATGATAAGTCTGAGTTTGCTGCACCTGCTACTCTCGGTGGATTTGATGATGCTAAACTAGAATCTATTTGGAAAGAAGGTTACTCTCTTGCAGAGTTTGAAGATACAAAGAACTTCAAAACATATGAAGATCTTAAGAAACGTCTTGACTTAGTTCTTGGTAGATCTGCTGCACCAACAGTGGCAGCATTTGAAGAATCACCTTTAGAGGATTTGTCTGAGGGCAAAGGTCACACTGGTAATTGGGGAAAAGAAGTTTCTGACTTTCGTGAGAAAGCAGTAGCATCCTCACCAGTTGAAGAAGACGGAGAAGCAACACTCTCTTATTTTGCACAACTTGCTGAAGAAGAGTAAGTAGACAATTAAATATCTGTCACAGGGAGGGTTGTCATAACTCTCCTTTTTCTTTATAATTAAGACAACAATACATGGAGAACCATGAAAAAATCATTAGCAACTGTATTAGCATTAAGTGCTTTTGTTAGTCCTGTTCTTGCAGGTGCAGGCGATAGATACAATTACGAAGCATACGCAGAACTTGAAACTGATCCTAGAGATCTAACACCTTATGATGGTTATGTTCAATCAGGTGGATATGCTCACCAACAAAAGTGCTACAGAGATGTATACACTGAAAGATATATTCCTGGTACTATGGATAGTCCTGGTTATGTTGAAACTAATATTGAAAGTATCATTGTTCCTTGTGTAAGACGGACAACTACACAACAGACACCAACAACACGCTATGAAAGAGTAGATGGCGATGGTAATGATTGCACAGATGGAAAGATTGCAGGTGGTCTTCTTGGTGGAGGAGCAGCAGCAGCGATGTCAAGAGGTGATGGTCGTTGGTGGGCAATCCCATTGGGTGTAGTAGTAGGTAGTGCTATTGGTTGTGATGCAGCAGGTGGGTAATGACTAACAGATTCAAAGAAATAAAACCTCAAGACAAACCTAAGTTAAAAAGATATAT